ACCAACTATTGATGTGATGTCTGCCGGACGCAAATTCCGAAATCTATGCTGCAAACGCATTCCCAAACTCACCCCTTGGTCCCACTATGATGTGGTCGAATCCATGGGTCAGAAAAGGAGTGTTTATCGGCGTGGACTAGAGAATCTCAAGTTGAGGGACTTGGGGCGTCAGGATGCTAAACAGACAACATTTTGCAAAGCGGAGCCGCTTGATATTTCGGTTAAAACTATTGAGGAGTTGAAACCAAGAATCATAAGGACTCGCACTGTTGAAATGCACATTAGTCTAGGTGCATTTATAAAGCCCTGCGAAAAGAAGATATATGCGGCCATCAACCGCGTATGCGGAGGAACAACTGTGACAAAAGGACTGAACGCTGTAGAGACGGCCGAAGCCATAGTCACAGCTTTTAACAGCTTCAAAAACCCAGTGTGCATCCCTTTGGATGCTAGTCATGCTGACCAATCCTTCGGGACCAAATCAAGGAAGTACGTTACCAGTTGGTATCAGAAAATCTTTGGATCGGATCCTGAGCTTATGCGAATTGAGCAATGGAGAACGGAAACACAGACTATCTACGCGAACACTAATGAAGGAAGACTGAAGGTCATAGGAGAGTTTGGAATGGCGTCGGGTGATAAAGATACAAGTCTAGCGATGACAATTATAATTGTTATGATGTGCTGGACGTATATCGAACACCTACTGATTCATTGCAGAATCATCGACAATGGGGATGATCATTTGATGATCACTGAGCAAGAGAATTACGATAAGATAAAAGCGGGTTTATCACATTGGTATCGCCAGTTTGGCTTTAACATCAAGTGTGGTGAACCTGTATATGAAATCGAACAAATTGAATTTTGCCAGTCATACCCTTGCTACGATGGCATAGGATGGATCATGACACGAGACCCACGAAAAAGCATACCCAAAGACCTGATGTCACTTAAACAGATTAAGAACAAGACTCAATTTGATTATTACAGACAAGCTAAGAGCGACTGTGGTCTGGCAATGGCTGGAGACTTACCAATATTAGGAAGTTTCTACCGGATGCTGGGCCGCGGTAGCAATGCCAAACCCATACCGAATATTATCCCAACATCAGGTATGGAGTTCATGGCTAAAGGGCTGAGTAGAGGACAGAAACCTGTAACCCACCAGTCTCGGATATCATTTTATACAACATTCGACGTAACACCCATGGAGCAGATGGCCATTGAGAGTTACTACGATGGTCTAACTCCTTCATATTCACTTCCTGCCTCCGTTGAAGAGTTCACATACAATACATCAATCAACACACTATTATCATAATCTTCTAACACACACAGCAAACCACAAACGAAGTTTAAACACCTATATCATATAAATAAATTACTACATGCTAAAATGGCTAAATCTAAGAAAAACAGCAAGAAAAACACCGGAACCAAATCCGCAAACCTACGATATTCAAAACCACAACGAAACCCTAGCAGTGCTATCGGAAGTAAACAAATCAAGGGAGATGTCGCACAGACGTGTGGCATCACTGACCCCTGGTGCGTTCATGCCACTGGAAGTAAACTGCCCGACTCGGACTCTTCGAAGAGTGTCCCTGTCACCCTCAAGTTTAGCTACTCTTGCCAAACCAATGCAGAAGGACGAATGGCCAAGACCGTTGAGCCCAGTCTTTTGGCCAATCTTGGGGGATCCAACATCGTCACAGCGTCGGAGGTCTCGACGTGGAATGCCGATCAAAGCATCCCGGATTATTCCGCGGTGGCTGCGCAGTTTCATTCGTACCGCATCGTTTCGATGGGAGTGCGGGTGTACTCAACGCTAGCACCAACAAACCAATCGGGGTTTTTCAAGCTAATTACCACGCCCTCATCACCTACTGCAGGGGCGTTCGTCTATACGGGTGGTCTCCATGAGACTATCTCACAATACGCGGTCGCTGGTTCGGACATCCATTGGATTGCCAAACCAATCGGCGTGACATACAAAGAATACGTACCAATAGCAAATCGACAGAGCTGGGACACTCTCTACATCATGGGAGAGGGGTTACCGAATAGCACTGCGAGTGCGGTACAAATCGAAGTAGTCATGCATCTTGAGTGTCAGATTAAATTAGGCGGCATATCTGCAGCACTCGCGACCAAAGCTGCTGACCACAAAGAACATGTCCTAGCGGCAAGTGCACGTGCACATTCAACTCGACCTTCTTCCTATAATGGGAATACGACTTCATTCTCCTCCATGTTGGGCAGTTTCGCAAAGAACGCTCTCTTGGATGTGGCGACTGGAGCTTTACCTTATATTGGAGGGAGCATTCGACAGATGTTATCA